ACTGGAATAACGTCAATGTGCTCGTAATCAGACTTTTTAGCTTTTCTACTACCGATTTCAGGGTCATAATTGTAATCCTCCGGTGCGTTTTCTGCGATGATCAGTTTTAATAAACGCAGCTCTTGCTTCATCGCATAGTGAACACGAGCCTGTATTGCTGACATGGATTTAAGAGTACGCTCAAGAATTGCTAGTGTTGTACCTACTGGTGCGTTAGCAGACATATCAGACGATTGCAAATCTGCCGTTGAAGCAAACCTGCGTCCATCTTCTACAATCTGATTTAACAAAGTAAGCAATACTTGGCTTGGTTCTTTATACGGCAACGTCATTAAGTTATCTTTAATACTACCGCTTGGTACATCAACATCCCTAAATTCTCCGGGCGCTATCGGTGTGTCATCTCCTATAACCCGCAAGCCACGGGCTTTGAAGCCACCCGGCAAATTGGATAAGGTTCCAGCGTCAACAAGTTGACGTATAAGGGAAGTGCCAGACTTGGCAAAAGCACCAACAAGGTGGATAAGACCAAAAGCGTAGATACCAAATCCCGGAATATAGACGTAATGTACAAAGTGCTGTCTCTTATTTTTGAGTGGGTCATTTTCATTCCAATTCCTTCTAATACTCAATACTGTCTGAGTATTCTTCTCCATAGTAATAATGTAAGGTAGCGCAATGCCGTCCTCATCTTCATACCCCGGGAGGTCGTAGTTAACATTCATTTCAATTAACTTAAACCGGTCATCAGTAGACGCTTTGAATCCCATCTTCTCAGCAATCTTCTTCTCAACTTCATCGAATGTATTTACAGGGTCGCCCAAGTCTACATCACGGTAAAACCCGCTAACTTGTAACCGTTTAATATCATTCTCAGTCTTACGCATGACGTGAGATACACGTTCAGCAGACTCAATACTTGACGCACCGTATGGCATAACCAAATCTTCTGCCGGTACATACATAGATACTTGTCGCCCAAGACTTGGGTCTTCGTATACTTTCTTGAACGCATTACCTGCTAGACCTAATCCCCATATCATTCTTTCATGTTCAGGTCTGTATTCAATCATCACATCTGTTAACTGATAGTTCATATCTGCAGCTACACGGACGGCTGCATCTTTCTTATCTTGTGTCTCTTTACCAATAATCTCCGTTTTTACCGGACCGGCTGCTGGGAATGTAGCCATGATTGTTTCAGCTTGAAACTTAACTAACGCCTCAGCTAAAAGCGGGTGGTACACACCGCAAGCACCTTCCCAAGGTTCACTTCTTTCTTCAATCTTCAGACCTAATAACTCTAGACCATCGACATATGTTTGTATCCAGTCTTTTCTAGAGCCAACGTCTTCTTCAAACTCCCCAAGCAACTCATTGGCAATGCTCTGCAAATCAGACTCATCCATGTATTCAGCGAGGTTATCCCCAAACCCTTCTTCCTCCTCGGTATCAAGCAGGTTAACCATCTCATCGTCATCTTCCTCGGGAAGCACAACTTCAATCTCTTCCTCATCTTGCCCAAGAGCCTCCAAGCCACCCGGCGCTGCGTATAAACCTTTATCAATTGCCATAATTTATCCTTAGTAATATCCCTTGTGCCGCCCAGATTTAAAGTATTTAAGTTTTTCTGGTTCATCGGACGGCAGCCTAATAAACCCACCCTGTCTAAATCGCATCAATGCCATTACTGTAGAGTCTACTAAGTCATCGTTACTCATAAACGGAAACCCAGCAACTTCCTCCACTACTTCTTCAGCCCAACGAGTTTCAGGAACCCATACAAGTCCTGTACGTATAATATCAGCAACCGAATTTAAGCGGGCTAATTTATCGCCTGACCCCCTATGTGGAGTGTACTCCGAGACGGGTATTCCTGTCCTACGTAATTCTTGATAAAGTGCTGTACCGGCGGATTTTTTCTCCACAATAAACGAATCGGGTTCCCACTCAGTCCACTCTTCAAAAGCCAAGGCTTTTAAATCAGGAAACTCTAACCGCTTCTTAATACTATTAAGCAGGATAATATTGTACGCATCGGTGTCCTCGTTGAGGAACACCCCCCATGTTGTTATGGCTGTATAGTCGGCACGGTTGTGCGTTTCTGCCGCAGCGTCAAGCGACATAATAATATAGTCAGTATCAGGAGGTTTTTCTGACTTCCACCAATTCCACCACTCTCGTTTAACTACCGAAGCTTCTTCTGCTGTCGGATTCTGTTGATACTGAGCGTTCCACTGGAACAGCGGCATAGAAGCTTTTGTTCTATATAGTGCCTCTAAATCGTAAAAGGCGGGCCAAAGCGCCCTAGGCTGTTCAGTATTAGCATCAAAGATTGCTGGGAACTCAATAATCTCGTACTTATCAGACTGATCATTATTAATCATATCCCGAGTTACCCGCCCCGTCAGGTCGTCCATATGCCAACGAGTTTGTACCAAAGCCACCCTACCTCCCGGCATTAAACGGGTTCGTGCTCCGTAGGTGAACCACTCGTACGCTTTCTCGAATACATCAAAGTTCCCGTTAATAATGTCCTGCTCGTTATGTGGGTCGTCCACCAAGAGTAAATCAGCACCACGACCAGCCAAAGCGGAACCAACACCACAAGCATAATACTCACCGCCCATGTTAGTGTTCCAACGACCAGCAGACTTACTATCAACCGCCAAAGTGACTGTTGGGAATATTGTTTTGTATTCTTGGTTATCAACGATGTTCCTCACTTTCCGTCCAAAGTCTACCGCTAAATCTGTGGTGTGTGACACCATAAGTACCTTCTTATTAGGGTATCTACCTAGAAACCATGCAGGAAAATAGATAGAAACAAGCTGGCTTTTACCGTGTCTAGGGGGTATATTCACGCAAATTCGGTCCTTTCTACCCTCAGAAAGGTCCATTAACATCCTTGCTAACACCTTATGATGCTCACCAACCTTGTAATCTGGCTGCATTTTCTTACAAAACGCTAGTAAATCATCCCTACAAGCCTTCGAATCACGCCTTTTCTGTATCTCTACAGCAATAATCTCTACTTCTGACTGTTCTTCTAGTGTAAATTTGTCCAAATTCTGCAATAAATAGTCTAATTCTGCGTCAGTTAACTCAGAATAGTCAGTTTCAAGCATCTGTATCCTCAAACTCTTCTAACTCATCGTCTTCCAGACCTAATTCTTCGGCTACATTGATTGGCTCGTTGTTTACCTGCACCGATTCCACGTCAACTACCCCAGCTGGGTTCATTAGTTTCTGTATTTTATCCCGTAATGAGTTAGTTAACTCTTCGGTAGACCTATTAATAATAGTAACTTCTGATTTTTCAGCAAATAAACCCACATCAGAAATCTTACCAAGCAGTTCTAAGGCACGAATACGTATTTTGGGGTCTGGATTAGTTGATTCTATGAGTAACTTGTTTGTTACTACAAGCCGAATCTGCGAGGAAGTGTCTACTACCCGCACAGCAAACTCTTCTAAGATGTGACTAACTAGAGTAACAGTACCTAGTGTCAACGCCGAAGTCTTCTTAGTTGTTAATTTCTGATTAGCTTTGGTTTCATCGGCAGCTACAGCATAGGCAATCGCTTCCGCTACCTCTTTATCTTCATCCGTTATTTCTGGCTGTATTTCTAGCAGTTGTGCAGTGTTACAGGCAGCCTGTGCCCTTTCCCGGAAACTGGATAAGACCCAATTATCTTCAGGCATTTCAATACCAAAGTCAGGATTACATATATAAGACATAGACGCAGACCAATTAAGGTGAATACAGGAAGTATATATGATTTTTAAAATTTTGCAAAAAAAATTTTTAGGGGGGGTAGGTACTTAAGAAGGCATGGGGGTGGGTCTAGGAAATACGGAAAAATTTACCAAGCGGCAAACATAAAATAATATGTAATGTAATCAAGGACTTACAACAATTCGGCATTAAGTACGCTAGAGTTAACTTTAGAAAGTGGGTCACCATTTGTATGGAATAGCAATATAAGGCAGCATACAGTCCCTTAGACTAAAAGGCTTGGTGGTGGGGTAGTGGGCTAGTTCAAAGTAAGTTTACTTAGTAAAGTATGAAGTCTATTGACAATCTATAATAAACTAAGGTAAAATATACTTAATGAATCGGGAAAACCAATTCAGAGTTTACCTAAACCCAATATCTTGAAAGGATATTAAAATGAAACAAGTAAATAAAGCCCCTGTAATAAGTAACCCTGTTATTGCTTCAATGATTGCCCCTATCGTTGCCCCTGTTGTTACTGTAGGAAAATTCGATTTGTTTCCTGTTAGTAACGATGTAAACAGCCCCTATGTTTTGGTGTCGCAATTTGGTAAGAATGGTATTGAACACGATGCTATTAAATTAAAGATGCAAGATGTTTTATATGCCAATGGTTATCGTGCCTGCAATTTTGACAGAAGCGATAAATCAGAAATTGCAGTAAAATTTCACGATAGCATAAAAAAATTGTTTATTGCCCAAATGGATATTGATTCACAAACATTATTGGCTAAACCTACAGAAGGTTTAAACGATATGCAAAAATCAATCCGTAACATCTTATTAAATAAGGTTAGTACTTTATTTGGTAACTTGCATAAAGCAATTAAGGCAATGGAAAATCCTAAAGTAGTAACTACTGAAACAACAGTATCGGGAAAATCTACTGCAGTTACAGGCAATCAATTAATCTGCAGAACAGTTATGGAACAAATTGTAAAGTTACAAGCAATTAAAACACCATGCGATAATAATGTAGAAATTATCAAGGGTTTAAATGCAATCGTTAAGATGTTTAATGATTGTGGGATTGTTGCGACAGTTAAGAAATAATCCTAGTAACTTTACTTCAGACCCCTAGAAATAGGGGTTTTTTTTCGCCCTAATTTTTAGGGCTTTTTTTGGTTCAACATCTTATCAATAGTATTTTTACTATCAACTTTTTACCGAATGATACCAGTCACCTTAGTAGCGTACCACATGGGATTCATTGGCTAGGTGTTATGCTGAGTTCAGCATAACATATTTTTCAAAGGTTTGTCGGCTTTATAGTAACTTTACTTTAAAAGAAACCAGTCACCTTAGTAGCGTACTGCACAGGATTTATAAGTTCCAAATATTCTTGGAACTTTATGAGCAAAGTTCTTTTTTAAGTCGTTGATTTATAAGCAAAGTTCCATAAGTTCCTAAAGTTCCGTGTTTTTTGAGGTATCTCCTACTTTTAAAATTTTAAAATATTCCACAGGATTTCGACTCTCTAATCGCAATGTAGCGAAATCCTCTATAAAGCAGGAACTTTCGGAACTTTCGGAACTTAACTGCAGAATCAATGACTTACACACATAAAAAAAAGAACTTATAAAGAACTTTAGGAACTTTATAGGGGGTAGTAGAATACTTTAATAAACCTTACTAGCGATTGATAAGCCTTACCACAAAACGCTTGACTTTACAAGGTATTTGTTGTAAAATAGTAGTAGGAATTGAGAAACACCAAACGAGGTTGCTTAGTTCCCAAAGTTCTTTTATTTCATAGTAAGTTTACTTTCAAGGAGAATCAAAATGGTTGTAAAAACTAATAGTCTTATGTTTAACCTATGCTCACTTATCCCTGCATCATGGAACATCATTCGGTTGTCGTATGTTCGTGTCGGTGATGATTATCTCAACTATGCCGTAATCAAACTCGGTGGCTACAAATGAAAAACCATAGGACATTCTGCCGTATGTGTGGCGATGTAGTCGCTAATAAGCGTAGTGCTTTAGGTTATAAACTGTGCTTATTATGTGGTGACGAGATGGCACACCAAAGGAAGTTCACCATTGCCTGTAACAACAAGCAAGGTTACGAACTGATTACTGACTTATCAATGCTTAAACAACTTAACCCAAAGAGGACAACATGACTGAAGCAAAACCCAAGGATAGGCGAATCAAGGGAACATGGCGCAAGAAAGATGCTTTCGAAGCCACCCTGTTGAGCCGAGTCCTAACGAGTGCGACATTCGAAGAAAAAATCGAAGCAATCCGAGAAGTGAATCCGTATTTTTATTTATTAACACCACAACCAAGGAACGACAATGAAACAGTATAAAAGAAGTGCGCCATACGAAGGCGATGATATTGCCGAGTTCACCCACAATAACAAAACCCATCACACCACATCTAGTGCTTTTAAAGATGCGTCATACGCTAGTAGTTTCGAGGGTGATGCAGAGATGACAGACCGTAAACGCTTTATCGGTGAGTTTGTGTTCGTATGTTTACCAGTAATCTTACTATTCGCCTATTTTATGCACCTGTTGTTAGGGTGGTTAGCGTGAAGGGCATCAAGGTAGGTGACATCGTTCGGTTATACAAGCGGACATTCTGTGTGCTAAACATCTTAACGGATTATGTAGAACTGCAGTCAATGGATGAGGAACGGTGGTTTATTACTGTGCCTCGCACAAAACTAATTGGGATAAAGAAAGGGGTATGAGATGGGATATAGGTCAGATGTTGCATATGTTATTAACTTTAAGAATCGTGAGGTAAGGGACGACTTCATTGCCTTAATCATGGCTAAAGGTGGCGAGGAACTAAAAGCCTTGAAAGAGTGCGTGATACCCGAGGTTACCGATAGCGAACATGAGGAGGAAAGTACGGCACAGATTAACTTCTTTGCAAACTATGTGAAATGGTATCGTTCTTTTCCTGATGTTAGTTCGCACCACAATTTAATGGAGTTTGCGGTCAAGCAGTTTGAAGGTGATGCCGACTACAGGTTTATTTCAGTAGGTGAGGACGGACAGGCAGAGGAGGAAGATAGCGATGGTGAGTATGTGCCGTATGACGATTTCCATACTGTGGCTTATATAGAGACACCGTTCGAAAAAGAGTATAAGCCAGTAGGTGATGACATAAGGGTTATGTATAAGTGTCAAACATTATCAAACAGTTGACTTTTGTGACAATATGTTGTAAAATAGTAGTTAGAAGTAGAGAGAAAGTAATTAACTAACCATAGGAGTATTACCATGAATCAGTTGAATCTTAGTAACATTACTACCCAAACACCGAGTATATCCTCGAGTGCTATGTTGGTAGAGTTGAACATATCTGTGTGGACAGGTAGGAAGTTTGACAAGGGTGTATCTGCTGAAGTCGCTTTCAACAAGCAAGCCGATAACAATTCAGGGAACTATAACAAGAAGTTATTCCCTAACAACCCAACCTTTGATGCCATTACCAAGTACGCAGGTAACGCACGAACATACCACTACCATGCGACTATGCCTTGGTCAGATTCGGGAGTAAGGTTACTTACGACTGCAATGTACTTTGATTATGCCAAGGAGATTAGCCGTATGCAGATGGAGTTTGATGCCTTGGTCGAGGACTTCTTAAAAGATTATTACAACCTTGTGCAGTCTAGCCAAGTGAAACTAGGCACTATGTTTGATGCTACCGACTACCCCGATGTCGAAGATGTTAGGGCGAAGTATCGGTTCAATGTCAGGTACTCACCTGTACCCGAGGTAGGTGATTGGCGAGTCGATGTAGGTAACGATGCCTTGAAAGAGTTGGCACAGTCTTATGAGTTGGCATACCAACAGAATCTAGAGACTGCCTATAAAGATGTTTGGACAAGAACACATGAAGCGTTGTCCCGGATGTCCGATAAGTTATCAGGTAATGACAAGCAGATATTCAGAGACACATTAGTAAGTAATGTTACTGAGATGGTGGACTTGTTGGATAAGTTCAATGTCACAGGTGATGCCGAGATGAGAAAAGCCAAGGACTTAATCAGCGATGCCCTGATGGGTATAACACCTGATGCCTTGCGTGAAGATACATACTTACGGCAAGAAACTAAGAGCAAGGTAGATGCCCTCTTAAAAGAGTTTAGTTGGTAATCGTAGCAAAATATAAACACATACACACATAAGGAGTATTACAAATGAGCAATGCGAAAGTCGCAGTATCCCTAGAGTCTATCTATGCCCAAACGATTGATGAGATTGTCGAGGGTTTGTTAGTAAACGGTAGTAAGGTTACTACCTTGGTTCGTGGTCACATGGGTTCGGGGAAGTCATCAATCCTCAAGATATTAGCAGAGAAGTTACCTACCCATATCCCATGCTACTTTGACTGCACTACTAAGGACTTGGGTGACTTGATGATACCGAAAATCCTAGACATCGGTGACGATACACAGTTTGTTAGGTTCGTACCTAACGAGGAGTTGGGCTTCCATCATAACAAGCCTGTCATCTTAATGGTTGACGAGTTCGGTAAGGCTAACCCATCGGTTAAGAACGGCATGATGCGTGTTATGTTAGAGCGTACACTTGCTAATAAGAAGTTACACCCTGATAGCATCATCCTTGCTACCACTAACCTAGGGGGTGAGGGAGTTGGTGACTTGTTACTACCACATCATCGCAACCGCATAACTGTAGTACAGATGAAGAAGGCTACCACTACAGAATGGATAGAAAACTATGCTTACAACGCAGGGATACATCCTGCCATGATTATGTGGGTAAAAGATAACGAGCAGTTGGGGCAGTCTTATGAGGATGTGCCGAATCCTGCTGACAATCCGTATATCTATCACCCTGCCGTACAACGCACATCGTTCTTCACATGGCGGAGTGCCGAGTTGGCATCGCATTGGTTATGGGCTAAGGATAAGATAAGTAACAATACTTTGATGGGTGCGTTGGTAGGTACGATAGGTGACCGTAGTGCATCGGACTTGAAAGCGTTTATCACCTTGGTAGATGACTTACCTAAGCAACAAGAGATTAAGGATAACCCTGAGACGGCAAGAGTACCAAGCAAGGCATCGGCAGTAATGATGACAGTACACAAAGCGTTGGCTACCATTGATAAGACATGGATAGATTCTTGGATGGTTTACCTTAACAGGTTAGACAAAGAAGCCCAACAGGTATTCGTAGGACAGGTACGCAACCCGAAGTACACCAAGCAGAGTATGGTGATGGGCAATGCCAAGTTCCGAGATTGGTGTGTTGAGAATAACTATATGTTTACTGCAGATAAAGTTTAAGGGGGGTATATGAAAGGTAAGTATTTAACAACTAGACAGGTCTCGGAGTTAACTTCATTGTCACTAGGCACAATACAAAAGATGGTTGATGATGGCATCTTCAAATCTTGGCTGACTATGGGTGGACACCGTAGGATTTTATTAAGTAGTGTAACTCAGTATTTAAAAACGAGAGAGGTATAAAAAATGTTAGCAATCGGTAAGAAGTTAACCCCTGAGCAACGACTCATCAAGGGGACGGGCGACATCATCGGTAACGATAACTATGTTGCGTTGGCAGGTGTTCTAATGATTGGTAGTAAAAAGATAAGTACTGATACTGAGACGGCTTGTACTAATGGTAGAGACGAAGCATACAACCCTCACTTCATGGACAAGTTAACAGATGCAGAGTTTAGGTTTGTAATACTGCACGAGTGCTACCACAAGATGTATCAACACTTAACAATCTATCGTGACTTAGATGCGATAGACAACGACAGGGCGAATCGAGCGTGTGACTATGTTATTAACCTCAAGTTAATGGACGAGGACAAGACAGGCTTTATTAAACTACCTAAGTGTACATTGTATGACGAGCAGTATCGTGGCATGAGTGCAAGGGAAGTCTTTGACTTGTTACCCCCTAGTGGTAAGGGGGGTAAGGGTAATGGCAAGTCTCCGTTCGATGACCATGATTGGAAAGGTGCTGAGAAGTTATCAGAAGAAGAGAAGGGTGACCTCGCCAAGCAGATTGATGAAGCCGTCCGCCAAGGTTCGATACTCGCAGGGAAACTAGGTAGTGGGGGTAACCGTACTTTCGATGACCTGTTAGAAACTAAACAGAACTGGAAAGAACTACTGCGTGACTTTGTGACAACAACTTGTACAGGTAAGGACTACTCAACATGGAAACGCCCTAGCCGTAGATACATCGGGGCTGACATCATCATGCCATCAGGCATCAGTGAAACTATGGGTGAGATATTAGTAGGTATCGACACATCAGGTTCTATCGGGGGAGAAGCACTGGCTTCGTTTATGGCTGAGATAAAGGGAGTCTGTGAGCAAGTTAAGCCAAGCAAAGTAAGATTACTTTATTGGGATACGGCAGTATGCCGAGAGGAGATTTACTTACAGGAAGAACTTGATACCTTAACACAAAGCACTAAACCTGCAGGGGGTGGGGGTACAGATGTGGTATGTGTACCTGCGTACATGGCAGAACATAGCATCAAGCCCGAGTGTGCCATCATCTTAACAGATGGTTACTTAGGTGGCGACTGGGGTACTTGGACTGTACCACTACTGTGGGTTATCTTAGATAACAAGGGTGCGAGACCGACAGCAGGGACAACTATTCACATTAACACAAGGGGGTAACATGATAGCAACTTGTATAGAACAGAATGACAACAAGTCTCATGTGTTGCATGAGGTGCGTAACACAATAGACGGCAGAGAATATCGGTTCATTGTAAATGCCGAGTGTCCGATGACTGCGATAAAGATAGCGCATGAAGTTCCATTAACTTATTGGGAGGAAGTGAGATGACTGAAGATATAACATTCGCACAAGCTAAAAAAGATTTAAGGGCATACATAAAGTTAGTAAAAAAAGAACGAGCTATTTGGGACAGACGAACCAAGACGCACAGAAAAGAGTTGTTACGGCTTTGTGGGATATATATGAATTTAGAAGTTATTAAGGAGAAGGAGAGTAATAATGGATAAAGATACAAGCCTTGAAGATTTTCACAATGCTAATGAGCAAGAGAAACTAAGCATTATGTTTGATTCGTTTATGAAACTCATAAGGGATGGTATTGAGAAAGGTGAGTCAGATAAAACTATTAGAAACTATGCTCGATTGGCGAGTGAAATTTACTTTAGCGAGGATTAAATGATTAACGAAAAGTCGTATCAAATAATTGCAGTAGACATACTAGGAAACACCGAGGTGGTATGTACTTGTTTAACCTATGACATAGCCGAGAACTTATTGTTTAAGTTACAAGAGGGTGATGATAAGTTTAGCCCATGTGCATACACGATAGAGGAGATTAACAATGAAGGGTGAAGATAAGATATTCCTATTAGAAGCATACCATGCGTTGAATGGTAACGAAAGAACTAGGTGGAGATTCCAACTGGATAAAGGTAAGAACGCAAGGTTAGTACAAATGAGCAAGACATATAGTAAAGAGGAGTTTAACGAGGAAGTTATTAAGATAAAGGAGTTGTGCAATGAACAGATATAGAGTATTTGTATCGGGGTATGCTTACACAGAAGTCGATGCACCCAACGCTGAAGAAGCCGAGGTGTTAGCAAAGAAAAACATAGTAAGCGAGAGGTTTGGGATATGGGATATGCAGATGTCCTTTACTTGTGATGAAGATGATTTAATTGAGGAGAGTGTAAATGAAAAAGTTTAATTCGTTTGATGATGTAGCAAAATGTTATGCCGAAACTATTCCAATCAGGGGTAAGAAAAAGGCTTGGGATATTCGTCCGATAGGTGAGCGTAGGTATGATTGGAATCGTATCATACGACTTGATGAGAACACATACGCATTGACTGATGGGTACTGGACTAACACCGACCCGACTAAAAAGTTTAGCGATGAAGATGTTAAGAAGTTATGCCCTGTTATATGGGAACGCAAACCCGATGGTGATTACATGACTGTACATACTCACTTGAGGCAACATTGTGCCGTCTCTAGGTATTGGTTTATCCGTATGTATACACCTGATGGGTTTAACCTTGATTGGTATTCACAAACAGGTAAACACTTTATCACGTACAAGGGTGTTGAATACTATCTGCCGAAATCAGAAGTTAAGATGGACTATGCCAATAGAACTATGGAGTTTAAGCAGTATCACAAATTGACATTCAAACATGAAGCCGATAGTAACTTTACTAGGGTTGGTGATAAGAACTTATGTACAACTAGACGGCTTGATAAGTCTTTGACTAAAGAGTATAGACCGTATATTAAAAAGTTCTTTGAGTATATGCAGGTGATGTTGCCTGTGTTTGGGGGTACGCTAGGGTTACGAGATACCAAAGATAATTATGCAGAGCAATTGGATGCAGGGAATAGTTGGTACTGGAGTAAACACATAGACCCGATACTTGTAAGAGACATTCTAAAAGATGTTGAGCATGAGAATCACATAGCGTTAGCGGTGTTGTGCGCCCAAGAAGTTGGCATGGTTGCAGATAATAGGTTTATGTGTAGTGAGAAGAGTCTGAGCAATCTAAATGCGTTGTTCAATCGTATCGGTGGTTTTTATGCTAAGGAGGAAATGTAAATGTTAAATAATAATCCTGTATATGAAGTTAAGGAGATGTTGTCCGACTTAACCATATCTATGGTAAATGTAGAAGGTTGGCAATTCTTTGTAGGCGATATCCCTGTATCAAGAGAGTTGCATGATTTTGTTGAAGGGTTTAACAAGATACATAAGGGGTTGAAGTATTTTTTAGCTGAGACTAAGAGGTTACACTTTGAGAAGGAGGACAAATTAGTGCCACTTGCTAAGAGTTTGTATGTGTACCGAGATAATGTGCCATTCATCTATGGTGCAATAGGGTATGGTGACTATTCGCTTACTAAGAGTGATACAAAAAGTTATATGGTATTTAGTCGTAAGATTTCAAACGATAAATACAATAAGCATAATGCTCAACACCGAATGTCGTTAACTATAAACTTAAATACCGCTTTGAAAAATGCCTCTAAATGTATTGCACCGTACACATCAGCGGAGATTGCCAAGTATTACTTTAAGTTCCCTCAAGATAAGGTACGAGATGTTGTATATCAAGCCAAACTAAATTTAGGAAACATCGTTGAACCGATATGTGCTAGTAGAGAGATGAGTACATTCGTGGACGAGATGATGTACCTGATTGATAGTGGGGTAGAGTTCAAGAATCAAACTTTCATGGACATGGCTAAAAATTTAAAGGACAAGGCTGACACTTTGAAGGAGTTACAGAACCGCAAGGTAGGGTTAACCTTTGTATCGTTTAAGCACGGTGCGAATGTATCGGTTGAGATGTTAGATGTAGAGAACGTAAACAACCTACCTATCTATGAGAGTAACTTTTTAAACTATGCAAGTAATGTTACTACCTGTAGTATGGAGAACCTACCAGAAGCCATTTCAAGTAGAGTAGCAGTCCTTAATATCTTATCTGATAAACAGTATGTTGAGCGGGTGGGTATGAAGATAGATGACAACACATTTTGGGTAGAGAGAGGGTAAGATGATAAACGATATTGGAGAGAACCTAAAAAACTTTAAGGTATGGGCAGGGATAATGTCCGACTTGTTTGGCAGGGGTAACGAGAAGATGTTCGGTAGTACAGGTAGTAACTTGATGACAAGATACTTGGATATGGTTACTAACAAACCTATATATCGTATTCAACTTTATGAGGATAGTTCGAATGTAGAGACTATGTGCTATGACTTGATGGATGGGTTTAGTCCAAAGCTAAATAAATTTTATGAAAGTGTTGACGAATTACCAAAATGGGTGCAAGATACATTATCTGTGTTAATGGTAGTAGACCATACTAAAGTAAATCAGGAGATTGAAAAGGTTGGCAGACGAATTAGCAAAGATGTGTTTTGGGTTTATGATAGGGATGAAGAAGATGGCATCAACAC